AAACCTCACGGATCAAATAACGGAACAGGCCGCAGTCAGAGATCACGCATTCGCTCTCGGGATGGAAGAGATCAGCCACCGGCCACCTCCACGCGCTTGAACGCGACTACCCACACCCAAGGGTTGGCATCCCAGCTGCCGGCGCCGTTGATCGATTCCCATAGGTTCGCAAATGCCCAGCGGGCGGCGCTCAAGCACTCATCTGGTCCGCTGGTTTTGTCCCACATCCATCCGTTGTTTTGCGGGTGATGTGCGTCCGGTGAAGGACAAGTGCCTACTTCGGTCCAACCGTTGCCGCTGTGCCCACATCTGCGGCCGTAGTCGGTGAAAAAGCAGCCTTCGGCCTGGGCCTCCTCATTGCTGATGCCCTGCAGCCTCTCCACGCGCACGCCGGTCACTTCCAGCGTGATGCGGCTGGCCCAGCGGGGCATGTGGATGGAAGGGCGCCACTTGCGATCGGCCGCACGGCCGTCGATCGCGAAATTCTCTTCCTCGGAAAGCATGGCCCAGATATCGATCACTCGTTCTGACCATTCCGGCGGTAATTGGCTGTCGCGCAGCGACTTGGCCGAGTCAGCCTGGTATTCGATCCACGGATAGCCGTCTTCAGTCCAGTCGGCATAACGCCATGTTTCGCGCACCCACAGCCGATCACCAGGCTGGCCGTAAGGGCATTTCCATTCGCTTGGCGTGTCGGCACCAATGCTTCCATTGGGAAGCCATAGGTTTGGATGCCCGCAATAGGCCGCGTTGACCATGTCGTTGCGTGCCGGTGGTTGCGGCTTGACGGTCCGGCGCGTCTGCGACTTGCGGCCTTCCAGGATCGCGCGCACCATCGGAGCAGTAAACAGAATAGGGCGCTCAGCCATGGTTGCTCCCAATAAGCAGCGTTTTGTGAATGGCAAGACAGTTGTCGTTGCGCTCGCAGGAGAAAACCGGGCGATGGTCGATGTTCTGCCGCGGCCAAAAGTCGGGGCCCCAGACTTCGTCAGCATTAAGCCCTTGATCGACGGCGGTCTTGACGAAATCCAAGCGCTCGAATACATCTTGGAGATTGCTGCCACTGCAGTTGCGGCCGCGACAAGCTCGCAAACAGCTTGATGCGATCGACTGTCGCATCGGTGCAGAGAACAGAATGGGGAGTTCAGGCATGGCCGATGATTCCTGGCATACCGCCGAAACTTTCAAGGCGCTTACCACGCTGGCTGTCGAGGGGCTTAAGTTCATCGCACTGATAAACGGCGGCGCTGCGATTGCTGTCGTGGCTTATGGCTTCGGACATGTTTCCCGGATTGAACTGGGTCCGCCAATGGCACGATTTCTCATTGGGGTGTTGGCAAGTGCAGTCGCGTACGTTCTCGCCTACATGACGCAACTCGCCCTGTACAACGAGAGCGCCCAGTTGGAGAGCTGGCTGCCTAAGCATGAACGGCTCTTGATCGCGACCATAATTTCGGGTGTGGTAGCGATAGGCGCATTTGCTTTTGGCTGCTTGAAAGTTGTTGCTCTCCTGGACGCGGCCTAAATAGAGCAGATTCATGACGAGACCTTTGGAAACGCGTTGTGTTCGACGCCATCGAGTAGGCGACCGGCTTCTCGCTTGCCGAACTTGCCCATGATCGCTACGCGCTCAAGGATCTGCCCGTCAGCATTTATGGGCGGCTCGCCCGTGTAGTTTGACCAACCGCCATCGTCATCTACCAACCAGCAGTGGCCATGCGCCGCTGTGTCGCGATCAACCCAGGCATGCGGCTGGCGCTCGGGGCCACAGTGCGTGTAGTGGTCCTCGTTTACGTATTGACCCCATGCACCCCATTGCTTGAAGAAAAACGGCACGCCTGCGCTGGCGCATTGATCACGCAGGGAGCGTGCCCAGTCGGGATGCATGGGGCGCGCGCCTGGGCCAGACTCGCCGCCGGCTACCACCCAATCAATCTTTGTTCCGTGGCCATAGTCGCTGCCGGCAATTGCACGGCAGCCTTTCCACACGTTGGCAGTAACGAACCAACGCAAGTCGACGGACCCGAGTAGGGGCTCGCACGACAACCAGCGCACGGCGGCGGGGCATTCCAACAGCAGCGGGATGCGTTCGTCGGCTGTAGACTGATTTTCCAGGCTCACGCCGAGCCACACGTTTGGCAGTGGCCACGGTCCTGCATTGACCGCCGGACGTCGCGGGTGGTCGTAACCCATGAGGCCTTTTGTGCACTCGTGCATCACTATGTGATGCGACTGCCAGCCGATCCATTGGAACCATTTCAGCATGCGTGCTGGTCGCTTCGTCAGCACTTGAAAGGTGTGCTGCGGGCACGCCGCCATGATTCCAAAGATGCCAGCGATAGTGCTGTTGGACACCGATTCGTGAAAGAGATCGGACATGCTGTTGACGAAGATCCTGCGCGGCTGCTTCTTGCGCAACGGTTGATCGAGCACGGCCTCTGCAATGGCCACTTTGCCGTTCCATGTGGGCGTGCGTTTGCCCAATCCCTGCCACTTCAGGAGGCCTTCGTAGGCCATGCCCGGCAGCACGAAGCGAGCAGCCTGGCGCTCTGCATAGCAGTGACGACAACCTTCGGACACGCGCGAACAGCCACGTAAAGGGTTCCATGTGTCATCGGTCCATTCGATCTTGCTGTGGTCGCTCATGCGGTCACCGTTGTGTAGGGAAACTTCAGTAGACGTCCGTCGACCTCGCGAGTAGCGTTGCCCTCACTGAAACTTCCTTGAGACATCGAGCCATGAGAAATCTTCTTCGCCAGGAGATGGTCGGCGACTATCAGTTGTCGCTCATTGAAGTTGTTCACCCGACCATGCCGCAGCTTCGCGGGATCGATTTTGAGGTGCGTAGGCGCTTGCCAGCCGGCAAACTTTCGGGGCCTATTGGCGATAGCTCGCAGGGGTTCCACAGCGAACAGGATGGCTGGAACGCAGGGTTCGCCTTCATTGCCCGGTTGGAGCAAAAGCCGGCGTAAATAGGATTCACGCATCAGACTTTCTCCGGCATCTGTAACACCTTGTTTGGTGCTGGCGCGGTGATGCCGCGACTTGCAAGAAACTCCGCCGCGAGGCGCCGGATTGTGTTTTCGCCGGTATCCACGCGCTCGGCCATGCCCAGGGACGGGTTTCTCACGCCCTCTATTTGCTCGCGCTTGACGCCGAGCACGTCGGACACAATCGGGTCGCTACCGTCATCAGATAGCAGGTAATACGCCATCACCGGCTTCTGCTGTCCGTCCCGATGCACGCGGCCGATGCACTGCTCGTGCACGCCTGGTGACCAGTCCAGCTCGCCGAACACCACGGTCGACGAAACGTGCTGCAACCCATCGACGCCGGCGCCAGACCGAAGGGACATTACCAATACTTTGGAGTCGCCAGCGGTAAACGCCTCGAGCGCGCGTTGCTTCTGGTTGGGACTTTCGGTGCCGGTGTAAAGAACAGGATTTGCATCGGCCAACTGCTCGAGCCAGATCGCGTAGACATCACGGTGCCAGCCAAACAGCACAACTTTCTCGCCTGCGTCGACAAGAATACGCACGAACTCGGCTACGTATGGAGCCTTCGCAATCCCAGTCGCCTGCCGCATCAGCATGTCGAACTCACCGGCGGCCTGCATCTTCTCCCCGCGATAGCTTTCGTTGTGCGAAAGAATGGTTCGAGCCAACTCAATTGCGTCCCCTTGCACCTTTTCGAGCACCTCCGTGTCGGCTTCGATTTCGTGCGCAACTTTTGTCAGCACCGGCAACTCGCGGCTCACTTCCTCGCGGGTCCGGCGGAGCATGATGCCTTCGCGGCGTAGATAGCCGCCGAATTGCTTGGCATCTTTCAGTCGCCCTTCTTCACCGCACCATTCGCGTACGAACTCGTCGTAGCTGCCGAGCGCGTCGGGCACTAAGGTATCGACCACGTGGAAAAATTCGGTGCCGTAGTTGTAAATCGGCGTGGCGCTTAGGCCCATACGAAATTCAGCGTGGTCAGCGACGTGGCGGCAGGCTGCGTAAATGGCCGTTCCTGGGCTACGCAATTGCTGGCATTCGTCAAACACCACGTAGCGCACGATAGGCGCCAGTGTCTCTGCCCAGCCGCGCAGCTTGTGGTAATTGGTGATGATCACGTCTGGGAGTCGATCGGGCCAAAGGTCAACCTGGCGCCCGCGAGGCTGCTTCGTAAGAGGGTAGGGCTGCCCCTTGCGGATGATGTGGGTTTTCAGCGCTGGCGCGAAACGCGCCAGGTAAGCAGCCCACTGATGCGGCATGTGCGCGGGGCACACCACCAGGACCGGCAAGCGATCAGGAGCGAGCATTCCGCATATTGCGGTGACGCTCTTGCCCAGGCCGACGTCGTCGCCAAGCAACAGGCCTTTGCGAATCGTCATCGCATGGGCTCCGAACAGCTGGTATTCGCGAGCAGGTTCAGCCAGGTCGACGTGTGTTGGCGGCACGCGCAACGCCAGTAAGTCGGCGATGGAGCGCTCCATCGAGACATGTTCGCTGGCTTGGCGGTCAAGGTGAATCGCGACGTCCCGGTCCAATGCCATCGGATAACGCTCAAGGAACCACTGGAGATCCCTGGCGTTTTCCGGCGTATCACTGATGACGATCAATTCCGCGGCGCGCTGCGGCGCACGGGCGAATACGCGCTTCAATCGCGCACGCACGTGCGGCTCGCACTTGATCACCCAGCGCCGGTCGGCATATTTAACGGTGCCGTAGCTGATCACAGCGCCTGCCTCCGGAGGTACGCCATGCCGAACGCCTTGCCAGCCAGTTTGGGGCGGACCTTGAGCGGTTGCGCCGCCCACAGTTTGGTGCTTGCCAGCAGCACTCCACGCACTTGATCAAGGTGACAATAACGATCCACTTGCCGAATTGCTTCACTAAGTGATCCGTCCACCTTTACTTCGATTGCTGCACGCACGTCGGGCAGCCAGAAATCCGCGCGGTTTTTCGCATCGAGGATTTTCTCGCGCTCAAAGAGAATCTTTCGGTCGCTTAACACCTCGGCCATCGCTTCATGCAACTGAACCTCGTCAGCAAACAGGTAGCGATACCCCGCAAGTAGGATGGTGACCTCGCGGATCCGTAGCTCCAGTTGCGGACCTTCATGGACAGGCATGCTCATGCTGCACGCTCCTGGTCAGGAAGAGTGTCGAATAGCGACGGCATGGACATCTCACGCTCGGCGGCTTCTAAATATTTCACGCCATCGGCGAAGTAGGCGGCACTGAGCTCTGCCGCACGGCCGCGGCGTCCCAGCTTCAGCGCGCGATAGGGCACGGTGAAAAGTCCTCCGAAGGGGTCGTAGATCTCTTGCCCGGGATTGCTGAATCGCACGACCAGGCGGTCGACAATGTCGAACTGCAACGGGCAGATGTGGTTCTCAAGGCCTTGCCGCGTCTGGTCCCCGTTGAGCGTGCGCATGCGGTTGACGTCGTGCCACACGAACGGATCGTGGCTGCCCGGTGCCAGCGACATAAACGACGCCGGCAGGGCGCCGCGCACTTCAAGCGCTTCACCGATACGGATATGGCTCTCGTAGTCGTAGACGCTTTCCAGCGTGTACTGGGTGAACAGCTTTGCGAGCGCTTCAGGGCCAAGGCTGGCCAGCTCCTCCGGCGTGAGGAGGCGATTGCCGCTGGAACGCCAGAACGCGTGCGCGTCGACCTGCCATCGGGCGCGAGTGTATTCGGCCTTGGTCTTGCGAACCGGATCATCGGCATAACCGCGGGAGCGGTCGGTCTGCGGTTTGTGCAGCAGCAGGATGTATTCCGGCGAGCCCACGCCCATCTTCGTAGCATCTTTGCACTGCTCCGACCAGCTGAGCCGATACGTCTGGTTGTTCTCCCGAACAACATCGGTGACGACCGTGATCAGCCCGAGGTAGTCGAACCCATGCTGGCGATAGTGGAATATCGCCTCGGCGTGAAAAGGGCTCACCGTTGGGATGCCGGCGCCGGTGACGTTGCCGAAATTGATGCGGTCTTTTACGTGGATGCAGGCGACGCGGCCAGGCTTCAGCACGCGCAGCAGCTGCGGCGTCAGGAAGTCCATCTGGGCCCAGAAGTGGGCGTTGTCGTCGGTATGCCCGAAGTCGTTGTAGCTGGGGCTGTACTCGTAGTGATTGCTGAAGGGGATCGACGTGATGATCTGGTCCACGCTGTTGTCGGGCATGGATGTTGTTTCCTCGACGCAATCGTTGTTCGCCACAAGCCATCCGTTGCCACGAGCTTCGATACGCTCAACCCCGATCGAACGCTGGAGGACGTTTGCCATGGCAGCATGGCTGAGGCCGTACTGCCGGATGATTTCGCTCATCTTTTCGACCATTTCGATGTGGCGCGCCCACTTCGCCTTCAGCGTGGCGAGCACTTCGCGCTCGCTTTCCGCGTAGACGATCCAAACCTCGACGGGGCGCGATTGTAGAAAGCGCTGCAGGCGGTGCAGGCTCTGAATGAAGTCGTTGAACTTGAAGCCGATGCCGGCGTAGACCGCGCGGTGGCAGTGGCGCTGAAAGTTGCAGCCGGATCCGGCCAGCACTGGTTTGGCCGAAAGCACACGGATCCGGCCTTCGCTGAAGTCGACAACAGCTTGCTCGCGCTCGTCCAGGCCCTGGTCGCCATAGACGCTTACCGCATCGGGAATGGCGGCCTGCAGCGCATGCCGCTCCGCTTCCAGGTCGTGCCACACCAGCCAGTGCGAATCTGGGTAGATATCAAGGATGCGCCGCACGGCATCGACACGTGCGGGCAACGTGTCGCGCTTTTCCTTCGCCGCGTTCTGCACGCCGAGGGCAGCATCACGAAACAGGTTGCCCTGGCCATCGCGATCCGGCACGGCGGATCCGTGATCAACGGGCACTTCCACGTAGTGCACCGTCATCGGCGGCAGCTCGTACCCTTCGTCGCTGAAGCCCAGGTCGCTCGGCCGCTGCAGGAAAAGCGCCCAGCTCGCCACCCATAGCCAGAATTCGCGCTCTTTGTGCGGGTACAGCGTCAGGTTGTTGGCCTGAGTGCTGTCGCGCTTGAACCAGCGCGTGAGCGCCTGCCCGGTATCCATTACGCCGAGGAAGCCCGCGTAGTGGATCAGCTCTTTGTAACGGTTCGGCGATGGGGTGGCTGTGGCCACGAAGCGGTACTGAACCTGGTCGAACAGCGTCAGGAACGTCTGGTAGGTCTTCGAGCCAAAGCTGCGCAACACGGACGCTTCGTCCAGGCTTGCGGCAGTGAAGAGGTTGGGATCGAGCTTGCCATCCCGGACGCTTTCGTAATTGGTAAGGTGGATGCCGTCGAAATCTGGCTCGATCTCTTCGCTGGCGCGCACAAACCTGGTTGCAACACCTAGTTGTTCGGCATCGCGGCGGAATTCCTGGCGCACGCCGAGGGGCAGCACAACGCCTACCGCGCCGCCGGCATGGTGCTTGGCCAGCCGAAGCATCTCGATCTGCTGCATGCTCTTGCCCAGCCCGAAGGCTTCGAACAAGGCACGGCGTCCACCTTCGCAGGCCCAGCGCACGGCTGCACGCTGGTGCGGCTTGAGCATCGGATGGATGTCGCTGTCCGCTACGGAAAAGCCAGCGGCGCTGGCCAGCTTCACCTTTCGCTCCAGGAATTCGCGATAGGGGTTGCTCATGCGGCCAACGCCTCGTCCGCAAAAAAATCCACCACGATGTCGCCGGCGCGCAATACCATGACAAGCATGCGATGCAGGAAGTTGAAACGCTGTTGAACGGTTCCGTCAGCCATCAGTCGGAGCTCCCGACTTCGGGGGCCGCCTCGGCGCCCGCTGGGGGAACAACCTCAAAGGCCACAATCCAGCATGCGTTCGGGTCGCGTGGGTGCAACTCCCAGGAATAGTTGCCGGCGAGGTTTCGGGCGATTTCGCCATCGCTCCAGAGCACTCGAACTTCAGTCATCCTGTCAACAGGCCGCATGCCAAGGTTGCTGGTGAAGCCCGCAGGAATTTCAAAAGTCGACCCTGGCGCGACACTCCCTGGTAGCGGCGAGTCGAAGTGGAGCGCGTTTTTCGCCTCCTGCTTGGCACGGATCTTCTTCATCACTTCAGGGCGATTGATCCGCGCCAGTTCGCGTTCACCTTCGGCCTGCATGTCGTGGCCAGCGATGTGGCAGAAGCCAGCGAGCGTGATCATCACCCCGCCTACTTCTTGAGCTGACTCGCCTTTGGGACGGTTGTAGACGTAGTCCACGAGCGTGGGGATTCGCTCGCGTGGATAGTCGTGCGCCTGAAGCATTTCGATCGCTTCTTCGAGGAACCGATCGCCGCGCTCGACCATGTCGCTGTAGAGAGACCGTTTGAAGCACTTGTCCATCCAATCGCCGACTCGCTGCTGGAACGTACCTTCTTCCGTGCTGGAAGAAGGTTGCGCTGTGAAGGGCATGAGCGGTCCGACGGGGTCAGAAGAAATACTGATCTGCGACAGGTCTCCTTCGTACATAACGACCGGCGGAATGGCATTGAAGCCCAGGATGAAGGTGCCCAGGTCGGTCAGCGCCTGCACACGATCGCCGTTATGGATATCGAGATAGCGCTTATACGCAGCGCTGATTGCATCGTTCCTACCCTTCATGCTGCACCCCGCTTCACGCGCACGCGGTGGTTACGGCCGCCGACAATGCGCAGTTCGCGCTGCAGCACGGCCATGTCGTCCAGGATGCTGGCGCCGAGCGCTTCGCGGTCAATGTTGGGGGAATACACGCCCGCCATCTCGTCGGGGATGGCTTCGTTGGGCGATTCCACGGTGACGTGTCCGTCGGGCGCGATGCACACCGCGCGAGGGCTGTCGAAGCCCTTGATGATCAGCGCCGCCTTGCTGGCGCAGTGATGCATCGTGTGCATGCCGATGCGGCCGCAGTTGATCTCGCTCATGGGGCCACCTCGCTGGCGTCTGCAGCAGTGGCGGCCACGCTGCCCTCGGCGGAATCTTCGAGCCGCAGCAGTAATTCGCGTTCGCGCAGCACGGACGCGTAGCTCTCCATGTGACCCAGCTGGCGCGTCAGCAACAGCCGCTGTGCGTCGCCCAGCGCCAGGAAGGCATCGGTGTTCATGAAGGAGCGCAGCCGAAGGACTTTGTCTTCCATCTGCACCAGTTCACCGGCCAAGCGCTGCGCAAACGGGGGCAGGTGGCTGATGTTGCCGATCGGCAGATAGGCCGCGTCGAACGCGTCTTTCGGAGACCAGCTCGTGTAGCCGTCCTGGTACGTCACTGCATAGCCATCCTTGCCGTGCATCACCTGCTTCCATGCCGTGACGATCTTGGTCCCGATGTATTGCTGAGTCATTGAAGGATCCTCTCAATGCTGGGGCACCAATGGCGCTCCGTCGGATAGTGGTAGCCAAGGCCGAGCGCGCATGCGCCCATGCCGGCCTCCGGGTTGACGTGATCGCGCCGGAAGTGCGCACACCTTGCGCATGAAGGTGGGTTGAAAGGCTTCGCCGCGATGGCGGCCACGCGATCGAGCTCCGCGCAGTCGGCTGCAAGTTGCTGATCGTGATCGCGTGGCCGCATAGGAATCAGACCGCGGCGCGTTCGACCAACGAACCAAGCCGCTCGCGTGCCGTTTCGATCGCGCACGTGAGGAAGTGGATCTCGGCGATCGTCGCTACGGGATGTTGTGGCGTTTCCGTTTGCCCCTTCGACGGTGGTGCGGGATGCAATACCGGTTCGAACTTCTTCTCTGCGACGTCGAGCTCACTGTGAAGAGCATTGACCGCGTGGGAAAGCCCGCTGAGAGCGTTTTGCAGAGGGCTCAACTGCGGCGGTTCGTTGGCCTTAGTGGATGATTGCCCAGCCATCATTTGCATGTTCGGATACCTCAGTCAATTGGATTGAACGGAAGTGCAGCGGTGTGCCGGGTGCGTCAACCGGCGGTTGCACTTGTCTGGTGAGCCGCCTGTTCTTGCTGGCGGAAATCGCCGCGCTGGTAACGGTGGAACCAGTCGACGAAGCGGATGCTGGCGACCGAGGCGATGACGTGCGCAATCACTTCGCTGCCGCCTTCGGCGTGCACGCGGATGCTGATTTCCGGGCCCATCGAGAACGCGAAGGTCGCCTCATACTGGCCGTCAGGCGCAGAACCTACGAACGCAATGCCTTCGATTTCGACTTGTGCGAGATAGGCCTCGATGAGCCTTGAGGCCTCGGCCTTCACATCGTCCGGCGATTCAGCGGATGACGGTGTGGCTGCTGGGCGAGGATCGATGTCGGCAACGTTGAACACGATGCCGCGGCAGTATTTTTCGCCGTCTTCCATCATGTCGAAGGTGACATGGGGAATGTCGGTCTTGTAGGTCCAGCTGTACCCCTCGCTGTCCCAAATTGCGCGGATGGTGCGCGCAGCGGCTTTCCGCTGGGCATACAGCAGCAGTTCGCTGTCGTCGTCGTCGTCCAGGTCGATCTCTTCCTTGGTGAGGATGCCGCCTGCGTGGATCCAGGCTGTGCCACCCTCATAGCAGTCAAACTCGTCGTGGAATGCGCCCTCAAACTCCATCAAATCGTCGCTGGCGCCGTAAACGACCAGCACGCCTTCGCGCTTTGCCATCGCAGCGATGTCTGCAGGAAGGATCCTGTTGCGTGGATTCTGGATGCCGTTGAGGGAGGCGGCTATTTCGTCTCGCAAGGACATTTCATTGCTCCTGTGGAAAGGGATGCTGGCGCGGTGGCGCTCAGTCGTAGATCCCGTAAGAGATATCGTCGGGTTCGCAGTCGATGACCAATTGCGAGCCGCCGAAGTAGAGGGCGCCTATCAGGCGCTCCCACCTGCTGTGCAAGGAAAAGTGGCGGCCGAGCGGGACATCGTCCAAAGTTGCGGCATACACGTCCCCAAATTGGAAGCCCTGTTCATTCTTTCCGCGGATGTGCACGGAGAGACGGTACTTGAGCTGGTAGCCAGTGCGGCCACTTTTGGTGGTGTAGCTCAACGCTGTGCGCGCCTTGTAGTCGGACTCCGGCTCCGGGTCGAACGAGATGTAGAGGAACTCAACGCTGTTGTAGGGCCCGTCTTCGAAATCGACGCGTGGCGCCTCCCATCGTTCCTCGACTGCACGCTGCTTATGGGCATCCGTGAACTGGTCGAGGATGTCGCGCAGGCTGACCGTTTTCGGGATCTCGACGTCCTTCATTGCGTCGGTGATGGCCTGTTGTGCGTTTTGGAGCATGGCGCCGGTCACGCCCGAAGATGCCCAACGCTCGCGCAGTGCGGTCGCCACGAGATCGTTGTAGCGCGCCAGTTCGAAGTAGTTGTCGACGTTGCCCGGCAGTGCTTTCTTGACAGATTCGGCGACAGCCTTGCCGAGGTCACCATAGTTGCGGAATAGATCAGCGATAACTTCCTTGAAGAGCTTTTCAACGTTGGCGTCGATGATTTCTTTCGGCCGATCACTCTGCGCAAATATCGCGACGCGCTCGGTAAGCAGCTGCTGGAGGGTTTGTCCGTTGTCCACTGGAGTGTCCTTTGCCGTCGGGCCGGCGGTAAGAATTTGGGTCGCAGTGGGCGTGCCGTTGCTCAACACCCACCACTTCGAGCTCTCGTCTGCCATGACCGTGCAACGGGGACAGATCAGGACACGCTCGCGACGTCCTGCACGCGATTCGGCGTCATGCGGCCTAGGCCATGTCATTCGTGTGGCTCGGGCAATTCCTCCGGATACTGCGCAGGCGGCCATGGCCAACCATCCATTGCAGACTTCCTTCGTCGTTGCCGTCGTCGCCTCTCGGGTGGTATCTGCGTACAAGGAAGCCGCCTGCGAGGTCTTTCATCCTCAAGCCGTGAGTTGGGTAGGACTCACAGGCGGCTTGCTTATGCCCCGTGGTACGCCACGGGGCGGGGCGTCGATCAGCGATCAGGCTGCCTGCAATGCGTCTTCAAACCACCAACGCTCCGTTGCGACGCCATCGGTGTTGACGTAGCGGACGCGGTAGTTGTTATCCGCTTCGAGGGATTCGCAACGTGAGATGACTTTGCCGTGCTCGTTGCTGTCTTTGATCTTCACTGCTTGGTCGAGGTTGAACTTGAACTCGCGCTTGCGTTCGGACATTCGATTGCTCCTGTTCGTTGGTGAGGGTTGATAACGCCGTGCTACTCGACGGCGCGGCGAGGACGTGGCCTGGTAATGGCCGTTTTGGAACCTGGAGGCGTACGGCCCATTCCGTGCGCTGTGCTTTCCAACGTGCCACCAAGTTGGATTGGACCCGCGGACAAATACGGATATGCCGACCGTACGTCGCATGTCCACGCCATCCACATCTGCGGGTGTTTTTCGCCACCGCCCGCTGGGCGCTCCAGTTGCTCAAAGTCATTCAAGAAGGTGCGGGATGGTCGATGCGGACCGCGTCGCGCATCGCTTTGTGCGCGTGTTCGCGGTGAAGGTGAAGCGGTGCATCCAAATGCAAGCCGAAGATGTCGGTAAAGTCGGCGAGCAGGCCGCCCAGCTCCTTCGCCTGGATGGCCAGCGTCCCGTCGGCATGCGCGAGTGCGTCGGCTTCGCCGAGATCGGCGGCCAGCTCGTCATGTACCACGTCGAGGAAGTTGAGCTTGCGCACCACCAGGTCTTCGCCGAGCACGAAGCTCACGCGGCCTTTGTAGATCAGCGCCATCTTGGAAATGATCTTTCCGGACGCCAGGTGCGCATGCACTTCGTCGCTGTTGATGTCGTCGCGCCGGACCACAACCACGGCGCCGCGGGAATCGGACGGCTCGCGCAGCTCGCACTCGTCGCCAAGCTCAAAGCCTTCGGGCAGGCCGGAAGCAAGCCAGTCGGTCATGATCACGCGCGGGCTTTCCTCGGGCGCCAGCGGCAGGGCAGGGAAGCTGCCCAGCGCTTCGCGGATCCGGGTTAGGACGTTCTCGGCAGTCTTGCGGCTGGCGGTGTCCAGAACGAGCCAGCCGGCCGTGGTGTCGGCATAGCCGGTGACGCGCGCCGAACGCACGAAGGCACGGCGCAAAAATTCATTGAGGATGTCTTCCTTGATGTGCTGGCGCTCGCGGCGGCCAGGCTTGCGGCCTTCTTCCTCGGCGAACTTCTGCACGCGGTGCTGCAGCTCGTCGTTCACCACGGCCGCGGGCAACAGCTTCTCTTCGGCGCCGATGGCGAACGTCAGAATGCCTTCGCCTGGCATGTTGCGGATAAGCTCTGCTTCGTCGTGGATCCGGCCGACCGGCGGCACGAAGCCGATAGTCCCGACTTCGAGGGGGCCAACTTGGCGCAGCCGATGATGCGCAGCTACCTCGGGCAAGCGCGCGAGGTCAGCGCAAACGTCGGGAAACATCCGGAACAAGGTGAGGTTGCGGAAGAACATCAGGCAACCCTCCGCAGTGGCGTGCGGTCGAACACCAGCAGCACACCAGCCTGCTTATCGGCAATCTGCGCGATGATCTCCTGCGCCTTGTTCGTGTCGCCGCGAAGCAGAGCTGCCCGAACGTCCGACCAGCGATGGATGGCGAGCCTGTTGTTGCACCTGAGCGCTTCCTCGAGATCCTCGTTCGATAGCTCATCGAGGAACGAGTCGACATCGACCTCGGCCGTAACGGTGACTGTGGGCATGGCTATTCCCCTTCGGAGAGAGGCAACTGTGTGGAGACGGTTTCGCGCTTGGCCGGCGACTGGCGCTCGAAACGGGATAGGAAGCTGTATGCCCAGTACGTGCGGCTCGGGAAGCGCGCCAGCACCGCACGGGCGCGGTGGCCACGGTCGATGTGCGCTGGCGCCATCTCGAAGCGCACGCGCGTGCCCTTCGCGTGCTTGCCGCGCCGGCGCCAGTGGTCCAACACCGCGTACCAGCCCAGCGCCGAGCGCATGGCTTGGTTCTCGCGGTAGAGTCGCAGCAGCAGGCGGAGGCCGAACATCAGGCGGCAACCTTGCGCGGGATCGGCTGCACCTGACGCTGCGCCCACGCACGCGCGGCTTCATCCGCGCCGTGGTCGCCGGTGAAGCGCTCGGTGCGCATGCCGCACGCGGCGCACTCGACGTAGTGGGCGACCTGGCAGTTGCCGGCGGCGCGCCACATGATCGGCCGGTGGCCCGGGTGGCACACCTGCAGCGGCGGGTGTTCGTGCACCTGCTTTTCCAACATGGCGGTATCCCCCGCACTGGACGAATAGGTGTGGCAGGCGCCGACGCAAAGGGCGCAGGGGGCAAGTAAAACGGCCCGGGCTTCGACGCTTCCCAGCGGGGAAGGCGCCGGCGGCTGCCACGAAACTGAAGAGAAAGCGTTGAGCCAGCGGTCAAAGGCCTGTGCGCTGGCGCGCGTGAATTCGGCTTGTTGCCCGGTAGGCATGTCGTCAAAACAGAGCGTGGTCATTTGGCACCACCAGGCGGCAGACGCTTCGCCCATGTGAAGGCTTGCTCGCTGTGGTAGGCCGCGAGCTTCCGAAGACCTTCTGGGATTTTCTCGGCAAGCATGGCTTCGCCGGCGGCGAAGCTTGCATGCCGAAGGCACCGTTCGCATTCGACCGCGTGGTGGGCGATCCCTTTGCGTACTCGCTCGACGGGCAGCGCAACTTGGCTCACGGTGCGCTCCCAAGCTGGGCGACCGCGTCGGCACCGAACGCTTGCTCGAGGAACTGCTGCAGGTCGCTGGAGCCGGGCTGCATCTCGGAATGGCCAAGCTTGATGTGCGCATGCCAGTTGCCGAGCGCAGCGGCCGTGGAGATGGTGTGGTGGAGTGCTTTCTCCACGTCGCCATCGATGTGCGCCCGCAGTGCTTTGCCGGCCAGATACGCGATCAGCCAGTGCCAGTCCTGCGGTTCCTTCGCGCGATCGTGGACAGTGCCCCAGCGCACGACCTGGTGTACGACCTCGTTGGCCGTTCCCTTGAGGAAATCCAGGGTGATCGGCGAGTTGACCATAGCCTGGAGCTGGGCAAGCTCAGCCAGCGCGGTGCCAATTTCCGTTTGGAGGTCTTCCAGGCGGTCGGCCAAGTCGTGATGGCCATCGAGGTACAGCCTCTGAAAGACGTCGTCCAGGACGCTCAGGTCGAGGCTGCCTTGCTGCGCGCCGCTCACAGGTCACCCCCGAGCGAAGCGATGACCACCACGGCC